CAATCTGAAGCGGCGTCTGCACGGCACGAATAAAGCCCTCAATCTTCAGCTCGCGCGCAATCCGACGCTCGCCCAATGTGATAAGGCGAGGCAACTGGTCGTAGACAATCTGGTCGCTTTCCTGCGTAAAGCCACGCTCAAGATAACGTCGCAGATCGACCAGCAAACTGTCGTAGGTCATTACATACGCCATGCTGACTCCGCCGGATTTATTCTCCGCAGCTGCTTCAGCTTGCGCCGTTTTTCAAATATAGCCCCTGCCTCATAGCTAAGGCAAGGCAATTTACTGCCGAGAATATTCAGGCCCCCGCAGACAATTTGAGGGCCTCTTCCCGCACTTCAGCAACGCGCCGGGTCCAACCCCGGCCAAAAGTAGCGAAGGTGTCCAGGCTCTCCAAGTAATGCTGGCGAAACGCCTGGAAGGCCTCAATTGCGCTTTTATGGCCAAGGATCCCGACCCAGGCCTTTATCTGCTTCAGGCTGTTGGGCCCAATCGCGCCATCCGTAACCGCCCCACAAAGGCTCTGGAGGGCCTTGGCAGCCCGGCCTGGGCCGCTGTTCACCGCAAAGTCAAAAGCGCACGCCGCAAGCCCAGGCGAGATCTCGGCAAGCTCATCGCCCCGGATCTTGGCCCAATACCCTTTGCGGTAGATGGCCTCCAAGTGGTCATCTGGGATGTTGCGCAATTCATCTTTGCTTGCCGGCCGCCCGAGCCAGTCGGAATACGTCTGGAGCGTCACGCCCTTCATAGTCGCGCCGCCGGGATCATCCCTGTGGTCGCTCCACAGCCCCTCGTGCTTCAGAACAGACTTCAGAACCTTGGGAAACAATTCGCTCATCTGCGAGCCATCCTATTCATCGCGTCTGTTTTCTCTTTACTGCCGGCGGAGGAGCCAAAATAGTATGCCATAATGCCACCCCAGGCCGTCCCCAAAGTGCCAAGCATCACCAACATGGCCTCAGACCCGCCGTGCGTTGGAAGGCCATTGATCAACATATAAAACAGCACCCCAAAATAGCCACCCGTAACCAACCCGGCTAGGACACGCGGGGTCCAGTCCTTGGCGGCCACTTCCCGGTTCCGTGCGCTGTCGCGGTCAGCATTAGCAATCCGCTCCAGGTCAATATCCAATTCGCGCATCTTCACGGCAAAATCTTGCTCGGCCTGCTTGAGGGCCAGCAGCTGATCTGGGGTGGCCTTGGCTGCGGCCTCGGCAAGCTCCTGCTCAGTGCCGTCTGGCTTGCCCAGCAGGGCCTCAGAAATCGCCCTGGTCGCCATGCCGGCCAAAGGACCACCGACCGCTGAGGCGATCGTGGGGGCTACGGTCCTTACAAGATTTAAGAGCTGGTCCATCAGTCGCGCTCCTCTGAAGCCCGCGTCAAACGCAGGCCACCGAGCAGGCCGACAAGAGCCCCAACAATGGTTGAGAAGGCAGGCCCTAGCACCTCAAAGATCTTGTCATTATTGACCTGAGGATCGAATAAACCAGACAGCAGCACAAACACCATAGAAAGCATGACAACGGCGAGCGTGTAGATAGCAACCAACAAGATGTGCCGCTGTACCGTTTGCATCACTTATCTACCTTACGCTGAAGGCGCTCAAAGATTTCCTTCAGCATGTCCTTGAGCTCCTGTATATCTACCCGATAGTCGTCCTTAGTCACACACTTGGTATGGATCTCGCGCTCGATCTCCTTCATGTCACCTTGAAGGGATCGCACGCTTTCCCACAACACTTTAAGGATCCAACCACCAGCGGCGCTGCTGACCCCGATGAGGATGTTGTAGAGATCTTGCGACATCCATGCAGAAACCTTTTAGGCGGCCCAAGGCAGCGGCGGCATCACCACGGGCGGGTTTACCTGATTGGCAATCTGCTGATCAAGGTTCGCCGCCAGTTGCGCGCACTGATCGAAGCCAAGCGCACCCTGCACCCATCCAACAACTTGATCCTGCGTCAGGTTGGCATACGGCGTGAACGGGGAACGCGGCGTGTAGGTCAGGCCCACAGTCCCGTACACAGTGGCGTTGTATGTGCCATCGGTGGCGTTCTGGCGCCAATGCACTGTGATCACCACATCGGTTTCGCCGTCTTCTTGAGGCACGCAATCCATCGCCTCAATGACCCAGGTATAGGTATTAGCCATTTTCTTGCTCCGTGGTTTGCACCTGCGCCTGCGCCTGGGTGCGGATTTTCTCTACGAGTTCAAAAACCTGTGCGTATGGCGCATTGCCCAGCGCCTGCATGATGACGTTGATCTCGTTGAGAGAAAGGTCGAGTTTCATTGGCGGGCTTCCAGAGTTGCGATGCGGGCCTTGAGGGCGTCGCTCTCGGCCTTCAGTTCCTGCAAGGCGGCGACGAGGTGGACCACGATCTTGCTGTAGTCCACGGCCTGCGGCTTGATGGAGCCGTCAGCGTTCACCGCGTCCTTCTCGCCGGTCACGGCGTGCGGGATGTGTTCCGCAAGTTCGTGCGCGATAAAGCCTTCGCCGTGGCTATCGTCAGCGTTCCACTTGTAGGTTGACGGCTTAAGCGCAGCGATGGTGGCAAGGCCGGTGGTTAGCGGCTGCACATCGTGCTTGAGGCGGTAGTCGGAGGATGTAGTAAATGAGGTTCCACTAGCATTTGTGCTGATGGACCCGACAACAGTTCCTGCCGCATTTGTAAAAAGGAACGGCACGCAATTGGTATCATTATTCGGCTGCATGATGCAGCCGATGCCGCGAGAGTCGCCGTACCCATTGATCGTCAATTTTGTAATGTTTTCTGTGTCGCCCGGCGTGCTGATCGTGAGCAACGAAGTCGGCACCGAGGTCTTGATGCCAATGCGACCATCAGCGGTGATGCGGGCGCGTTCGGAGCCTGTAGCACCTGAGCCGGTATAAAACTCTATACCGCCATCGTTGAATCCGTTTGAGATGCCACGAGTAACGATAGATGCGCCACCAGTATTAAAGGCTGTTCCGGCAAACATACCTACGGTGGAGTTATTTGCTCCACCGATAATGTTGTAACCGCCAATTTTTATGTTTCCGACAACCTCAAGCTTTGCCCCCGGCGAACTCGTCCCAATCCCCACGTTGCCGCCATTCGTGATACGCATGCGTTCAGTGAGCGAAGTATCAGCGGCGCCGTTTCTTGTGGAAAACGATAAATCACCCACAGTATTGCCACTTCCGTCAGACAATAATCCTTTTATTGCGGCAAACCCCGTACTGTTTGCAGTATCCCCTTGAGCGCTAGCAAACAGAATTGCACCACCAGCACCTGCCGAAGTGCTGTTGTCTGATACACGCAGCATACCGCCGCGATTACCCGCATCTGTTAAAGCAGCCGTTGTTTGACCAAGGCCAAAAACATGGGTTTGCGCTCTAGGCGAACTCGTCCCAATCCCCACGTTGCCAGACGTATCCAGGCGCATCCGCTCAGATCCGCCTGTGTAAAACGTCATGGGGTAGTAGGTGCCAGTTCCATTTATGCCAGAAGTTAAACGCACATCTGACGTATCTGAACCAGCCCTAAGTTGTGCAAAAGATGCGTTGCCTGGGTCTGGCCCTCCAAAAGCATTAAAGGCACTGTTGGCTCCCGTTGCATTTGGGATGGTGCCAACTGAGGTACCGCCGCCTGCGGTTGTGGTTTGAAAAAATACACGATTGCTTTGTGTGCCGTTACTAAAGTCACCCGTAATGCGCTGCCCCGTACTGGTGAACGAAAGGTTGCCGGATGCAAGATCAAGCTTCGCGCTCGGCGTGTTTGTCCCAATCCCCACGTTGCCGCTGCTGTCAATGCGCATCGACTCAACACCGCCCTCGGTAAAGGCAATGGTGTCAGCCGCAGGAGAAAAAATCCCGGTATTGGTGTCGCCAGAAAAAGTAATACCCGGCGCAGAAACCGTTCCAGCAGTAAATGCAAGAACGCCAGTCATCGTATCGCCGGCCTTGGCCACGGCGCCAAGGTTTGTCAGGGCCACAGATGCCGTTGTCGCGCCCGTGCCGCCATTCGCAACCGGCATAACATTCGCCGCAAGAAGCTTTACCGTGCCAGAGGCATTCTTGAAGTAGAGCTTCTCGTCTGTCGTGTTGATGGCAAGCTCGCCGTCCGTCAAATTGCCGGCAGATGGGACTGCAGACGCTGTCGTGCTGCGGTAGAGTTGCACAGGAGTGAACCCCGGAGCGCTCATAGGTTTTCTCCAATCATGGGTTGTTTGCGCTTACGCCAAACTTCTTTTATAGCAAAAGAGAGCTTTTCTCTAGTCTCTTCGCTTGGTGAAGGGGCGGGATGACCTTTTTTAGAAGCGGAAATCTTAGCCCGAGACGCCTCGGTGTGCTTGCCCCCCACTCGGTTCGTTAGCGCCTCAGATATCTTCTTGCGCGTCTCTTCGCTCCTAGACTTACCAGCCCAGTAATCTGTGGGGTTAGCCTTTTTAGTATCAGAAATGCGCTTTTTGGTTTCGTCCGAGTGGCTCTTGCCAAAGAAATGGTTAGCGTGGCCACGCCTAACCTCGGACATTTTCATTTTCGTCTCTTCGCGATGGCTTTTCCCGACCCGCTTAGCGCTCATTTGCGCGCGCGATTGTTTTGAGTGACGTAGGCCGGAAACGCCCTCACCACCGTCCGTAGCGTTGACAAGATCAACCCCAATTTTACGGAGGCATTTGATAAGTCCGCGCTCAAGATCAAAAGCTAGATCTTCGCTGCTGCACTCCATATGCGCAACATCAATGTTTTTGGGGCCGTATTTGTCAATTATGTGAGTGTGATGAAGGTTGCGGCGACTAAAGTCTTGAGAGCGACGTCCACGCCCCTTACCAACGTAGAACACTCCGTGCGCGTCTGCGCCTGGACGAATGTGGACATAGGCGTAGAATGTCATCAGAATGTGCCCCCATCAATACCAGCCCAAGTCGGCGCGCTTGCGCCATTCGATTTGAACACCTGCCCGGCAGTGCCATTGGCAACAAAGGCAGTCGCCCCGGCACCCGTCTGATAAGGCACCTGACTGGCAGCCCCGCCCGCAAGATTGGTGGCCGTGCCAACCGCCAGAGTTGACTGAGACGCCCAAGTCGGCGCACCAGACCCGCCAGAAAGCAAAATCTGGCTAGACGTTCCGGCGGAACTGAAAGCATAGGCAG